TATGTATAATGGTGGTGGTAAAACAGGTGATTTAAGAATAATTGCACGTAATGGTATGCGTGTAACAGAACAATACCTTGACGAACATAGCGGTATGGGTAATGTAGTAGACGGACCAGCATTAAAATGGTTAGCTACCATGCCCGAACGTAGAATATGGGTGTCAGATATGTACATATTTGGTGCGTATGGTGATACATCAGGATTTAATTTAATGAAAGATGTACACGATACTTGCATACAAAATAAAATAATTAATCTAAGAGATATAGATGAAGTAAAGGAACACGCTATAAAATTAAATATAGTATAGTGATAGGAGACAAAGGTAACTGGCAACAGTGCTTGTGAATCCTTTCACACAAGTTAAGCCTTTATCATGTAGCAGAATAGAGTGCAAGGAGAACTTGCAACAAGGTTATATCTTATTCAACGTCAACAATCGACCTATAGTGAACACTGCTACGCCTATTACTCTTTGGCACCGGGTGCTTTCCTTCCCCTTCTCTCACAGCTAGATGTTCACCGCAGGCCCGCGCTGAACTTGTTCGTTTGGTTCATCAGCACCCTTGCCAATCGTAATTAATTTTTAAAACAAGACAAGATTATAAAAAGAATGTAAGATGAACAGTATGAAAGATATAGATAAGATGCTGAAAGAAGCAGAAACAGGAAAACAATCTCAGGTATTTAGCAGAATAACTGAGGAAGCTATGCCTTTTTGGCAGGGATGTGAAGACCGTATTAAGTCTGGTCATAAACTTAAACCATATGTAGTACATAGATTACTACGTGAAGAGTATGATATTAAGATAAGTGAATCAGCTATACGTAAATACTTTATTGAATTGGCAGAACAACATGGCAAATAAAGATATCGATAAGCTTATTGCTGAGGCTGAAAGCAGTAAGATACAAGAACTAAAGGCTGATAATCTTAAACTTCTCAGACAATTAGAGAAAGCTAAGAATAAAAAAGAAGATATGATTGATGCAGTATATGAAGCAGTATCAACAAACCTTAGAACATGGGCTAAACCAAAGATACCAAAGCCTATAGTTACTAAGAAAAATAAGAACGAAGAGATAGCTGTTGCTGTATTATCTGATGTACAACTTGCAAAGGTTACACCAGATTACAATACAGAAATAGCAGAACAACGTGTGATTGAATATGCACACAAGATAGTAGAACTAACAAACCTACAAAGGTCTGCACACCCAGTACGTAAATGTGCTGTGTTAGCAGCAGGTGATATCGTTGAAGGAGAGTTAATATTCCCAGGACAGTCACACCTGATAGACTCAAGTCTATATAATCAGGTAACTATTGACGGACCTAGGATACTAACACAGTTCTTTGATATATTACTAGCAAACTTTGAAGAGGTTGAGGTTACATGGGTGATAGGTAACCATGGTTCCCTTGGAGGGAGAGCCAGGAAAGACTATCATCCCGACAGTAATAGCGACAGAATGCTAGGAAAGATAATGTCAATGATATATGAAGATGATAAAAGAATAACGTTTCATATACCTGACAGTACAGGAGATAACCATTGGTTTGGTATAGCAAATCTTGGTAAAGACTGTAAATTCTTTGTATGGCATGGTGATAACATACGTGGACACAGTGGGTTTCCATGGTATGGGTTCGGAAAGAAGCTATTAGGTTGGAAAGCACTAGCATCAAGGGACTTAATGCCTGACTTTGACTATGCAATAGCTGGTCATTGGCATACACCTACTACAATGTACGTTAATGACGTACGAGTATGGGTAAATGGCAGCACAGAAAGCTATAATACCTATGCATTGGAGCAGTTAGCATCAATGGGTAGGCCTTGTCAGTGGTTATTGTTCTGTAAACCAGGACATGGAATAACTGCTGAATACCTTGTAAAGCTAGATAAAGTGTAGGTATACTATATATAGTATGACTAATACAAATGTCAAGCCGAACTGGAGAGTAACAGGGATAGAATACTCTGGATTAGGGGAGAAACCATACTTTATTTTAACTAATAAAGATGGTGAAGTAAAATTAGTACCCCTAGAACGTGGTATTACTAACTTAAGAAATCTATTAAGCTTAGAAGAAGAATAGTTTTATTTCTTTTTAATCCTTACGAATAAAAAGAAATAAAAGAAAGGAATGTTATGACTAATAACGTTGATTTATTGTCCCCTTTTCCACAGGAATTGGTGCGTAAAGCACCAGCTGGGAAATTTGGAGACTATGTACCACACGCTAATTATGTAGAAAGACTACGTGATAGTGGTGTTGTATACTCTTGGTCATGCGAACCAGTATATGGGAGAGTAGACGGAGTTAAAAGAATAGTAGGTGCTAAGGGTACTATTACTATAGAAGGCATGGGTAGTTACGATGGATTCGGTGATGTCGATACATTTAAACTAACTAATGCTAAGTTCAATGATGGTAGTAATCTTAAAGACGCAGAGTCTGATGCCTTTAAGCGTGCATGTATGCGATTTGGTCTGGGTGTAGAGCTTTGGTCTGGTAGTAAACAGACTGAAGAAGAAGCTAGAGCTGAAGTAACTGAAGATAAAATTGAAGTTACTAAAGTAGACATGCGTAGGAAAGAAAACAAACCTACTGCTGAAGACAAAGCATCTATGGAAGCTATCATGGATAGCATCGTAGGTACTGATGGCTAAACAAAACCTAGAGTTTATAGGGCAAACAGTACAAACAATACTTGGTAGTGTAGGTGATAAAGATACTATCGCTAAGATAATAGGTAGTGCTAATCAATACGCACAAGTAAAGAAGTTCCCAGCAAACAAAGAAGATTGGTCAGATATACAATTGGAATCATACTTTAGTTTCTTAGAGAAGCTAGTAGATATGCCTATTGAATATACCCAAGCAGAATTTGATACTCTTGATGTTGTAAAGAAAGTTGAGAGTATAATGGGAGAAGTAGAAGATATTACACCTGGTGTACAACCAGCAGGTGCAGTAGTACAAGGAGTCGTAGACAAATTGGAAGAGAAAAAGAAATATCGTGATGACTTGAAGTGTCCTTACTGTTCACAGATGGTATACGATAATAGGAATAATAAGAAGTCAGATAAAAGTCCTGACTTTGTCTGTTCAACCAATGACCCTGCAGTATGCGGAGGTCACTCAGGCAAATGGCGTAAGTCATGGTGGTTAGATAACAGTGATGTACCAGAAGATTGGAATATATCAACTGATTTATAGAAAGGTGGAGAAATGATACCAGAATACTTTAGAAATACAGAGATTCCTGGTCATATTAAAAACAAAACTCAACTAATAGCATGGGCATTAGAAGAGTTTATCGATGATGAACCTATTACTAATTGGGAATTTGTCGTAGAGTTAGGTAGTCATAGATTCGGTGGAATCTTACATAACTTGAGACGTCAAGGCTATGAGATTACTACATTAAAGCATAAGAAGAGAGGCTTAGTCAGTTATTACTGCACTAAGATACCTTCTAAATCAAATGCTACCATTAGCTAATGATAGGATTAATAGTTAGTTGTATGTTGAACCCCTTTCAGCTTACAACTGACCATATAGATACATACAGAGAATGCTTAGATACTAAAGAAAAAATAGTATACGTTAAAGATTGGTATGAAACTGTAAGTATTTATTTTAATACGGAGAAAGATGTCCTTCGTGCTTTAGGTATTATCTTCTGTGAAAGTAGTGGTAAGCCTACAGCGATAGGCACAAATACCAATGGCACAAAGGATGTCGGACTCTGGCAATTCAATGATGATACCTGGGCCTGGTTAAAACCTAAGCTTGGTATAATTAGTGAACGAACTAATCCATATGTATCTACAGCAGTAGCTACATGGCTAATACGCAATGACGGATGGCATCATTGGAATAGTAGTAAGCATTGTTGGAAAGGAACAGATAATGAATTGTTGGTTATTTTAAATGATGAGTTACGATAACGTATCAAAGAAATATAGACGACAGATAAACAAAATACTAAATCTCACATGTACTATATGCGGAGCCAGTTACTTTACTGACTTTACATTGGTACATTATTGTGAAGAATGTATAGAGAAATTGGAGAAAGAAATTGAGTGAACCTAAGATAGACTTAGATAAAGTACCTAATATCTTTGATAGTCCATTGACTATGAAAGAATGGGGTAGACAGTTTGTTACTGCATGTGGCAATCATGTATTTAAAGTACAACCTAATATGATAAAACTTAGAAGTTTAATGGAAAGATTTGTATTAGATTATAACAATCAACTGGGTGAACTAGAACCATTAAAAGAGGAGGAAGAATAAGAATGATGAATAAAGCATTCGCAACTAAAGAAAGTAGAGACCATGTTACATCTAGTACTGCTAGAGATAAGTTTCTACAATGGAATAAAGATATGAAAGAGGCTGGAGCAAAGCTTACTACCTTTGGAGGTAAGCGTTTACTAGGTATGACCAAGTCAGGTACACTTGTCTGGGCATCCTATACTATAGACAAAGAGACAAAGAACATACAGATAAAGCTAACGCATAAGATAGAGACCTTGCTTCAAGAGGGTTCTGTGCTGGCACCACGTAGAACAACAGTAGGTGCCAACCGTGCAGTACCAGGGAACCCGATGCGTCCTAAGACTAAGGCAGACCAGGGTGAGATAACAGAGAATAGTCTTCATTATCTAGATAAGTTAATAGAGATAGTGGAAAGTTCTTCAATAGGTAAAGTAAAGGGAGAATGTAGTACTCAGTTGTTCATGCTTGTATCTAATTTCCTATATGAAGGTGGTACTGAGCCAGTAGAACCTAGATGGAGAGATGTAATGGATACATGGGACCTACCTACAGGTGCATACCTGACAGTGTACGGATAGAGGATATACTAGAAAGGACAGTATGTACTTACATAGAAAGATACTCATACATACAGGTAATACAGATGAACATACAGAATAATAAAGACCAGACTTGTAGGTCTTATAAAGATAAAAACGGAACTAACGTAACTTTATGTAACTGTAAATACGGACATAGATAAGTTAAAAAAATTTTATAATAAAGCGGCCGATGCAAAATGTACACGACAATATTTTTATTTTGTAAATTTTTTATTTCTGTTATACCAAAGAGAATAATCTCTAGCTGCTGATGTCATTTTTTTCTGTGCATCTTTAGCTGAATCTAAAACAGACTGACCATGTTGCATCATAAATGCAGGGTCAGAACCATGGGCACCAATTAAACCAGTCATACTAGTTAATCTACTGGATGCTTCTTGATGTTTAGCTTTAGCAATATCAGCCATAGCTGTATGTTGTGCTTTTCTTTTATTCATTTCTACTGCACCTAATCCAGAATAACCTTGTCCAACAGCACTTGTATTAGATATACGACTTCTTGCCTTAGCAAAAGCTTTACTATATCTTGCCTTATCTATTGGTTTTCCTTTAAAACCTTCTGGCAAACCTTTTTTATATTCTCCTGGATAATGAGGTAAAGGTTTCATTCTACTTTCTGGTCTTTCACCCTTAACAGGTAAAGGTCTAGGTGTTGGTTTAGGTCTTTCACCCTTAACAGGTAAAGGTCTCATACCTTGTTGTGCTTCTTTTTTAGCTTTTAATAATTTAGAATACACAGATTTTTTATACGCTGATTTATCTGCAGCATCTAATTTATCATATACCCCTTTATTAATACTTAACTTTGAATACCGATTACTAGCCATTAATCCTACTTACTAATTTGTTTCTTAGCGTATGTCTTAACTACTGCTAATGCAGCACCACCACCAGCTAGTGCAGCCAACTGGAGTGCTCCAGCGTCTATACCAACTAATG